TTTTTCCACCATTTTTGGTAATATTTTTCGACAACCAATGCCGTTGGCTCATACCCAAGCCATTTTGTTAGAAATTCTACCGTTAATTTATGCTTTATATCCATCCGAAATCTTTTGACCTGTAGTTAGTTTGTATACTGAAAAATCTTCACAATTATACAACTTGTTTAGTTTTTCTGCAAGATTATGTGCGTGTCCTGCATTAGAAAAAGATACTTTTTTATACTTCGGACCTAATTGCTGAGCTAATACAGAACTAGTCTTAAGATTAACAGGTTTATCTTTATAAAAAACCGCCCAAATAGCTTCTGCTTCTAAAACCTGTTCAGTTTTATAAGTTTTTTTATTGGTTATTTCTAATAATATGTTTGGTTTTGGTCGGCTCATAATAAGTGAGTATAATTTAAATACTCACTTATTTATTCTATTTTTACCGAAAACCGCCCCCGTCCATATTGATAGAAATGACATTTGGTTGATTTTGGGCATTTTTTAATTGTTCGTCTAGTGTGCCTGCTAGTCTAGTCATTACAACTGACAAACTATCGGACAATGCTTGAACTTCTTTAATGTCTAAAACTAAATTTCTTTGGTTTGTTTTGATTGAAATTCTTGCCTTTTCTAAAAACTTTTCGATAGCTAATGTATTGAGATTACTCATTTTTATTCACCAAATTTAAAGCATTTTTCATTTCATTTTCATTTTTAAATGGGCCTTGATAAGGGTAACGTTCTAACGTAATTAATTTAGGACAGAAGCTTTTTACCCATCCTTTTCGAAATTTAATTATATAGTGTCCTGCACAATATAAACTCTTACTCTTTGAGCTTTTAGCATATATTGGTAGCTTTTTCTTTATATTATAAACCGGATTAAATGGTTTTGAGCTACAAGGATAATCATATATTGATTTGATTTCTTCTTTTTTGATCGAGAGTTTAGAATCACTCACATTATCAAATAGATCTGGTCCAAAAATCTCTCGAACATCCCTAATAGTGGATAATTCTGTTTTATCTCCTTTACGGAAAAAAGAATATCCTTTCTTTTCTTTATTCAAAGTACCTAATTTTGAACCATGTTCTTCTATGATCCAACATTTGTTAGGAACTAAAACTTTAGTTGTGGCATTCATTTATATACCTCGCATTAAGTGGGTAAACGTAACTATCGGCATTTTCAGTAATCTTTACTAGATCATATTTTCCGCAAAATTTAAGAAATCGAACTCCTACTTGTCCGACATTTTTTTCAGCAGTTTTTGCTACATCAATGGTTTCTTTAATTATCATTTTAATATGATCGGGTTGTGCAGTCAAATCACACAAAGTTACATTTCGAGAATAATCGTCGATAACTCGATGTTCGATTCCGTCATGATCTACCCATCGCTGTAACATGATATTATTCCAATTATATCCTTTAGATTGTCTGTCAGCGTATGCATCAATTAGGCCAACTTTATTCTTCGACCCTTTAGTTCGAACACCCGGATATGCACTGAAAATATTATCTGATGTATCGCCTCGCATACACTTTTCAAACAATAACCATTCTGGGTCTGGTGCCGGTTTTTCTTGTTGTGTTTTTTTATCGACAACGCGCTTGCCTAATTCGTCAAAATAACCTTCATGTGTAATAGTTACACCAGTAACACCATTATATTGACGAACATTAGGAGAAATTAACTGTGCAAAATCGCCATCAGTTGAAATAATTACATGTTGATCATCGGGATGAGCTTGTATCCATCCGGCAATGAGATCGTCTGCCTCTAATTGTGAATTATGTAACACCGTACAATTAGTTTTTTCAATTACGAAATTTTCGAATTCGTCAAGTGTTTCCCAGAATAATTTTTCTTCTTCAGCTTCGCTTGGAGATAAAGCTGCACGAGCTTCGGATCTTTGTCTCTTGTATGGAGGATAAACATCTTTACGCCAAGACCTACCTTCGAGACAAAAGATTACATGAGATCCATTAAAATCTCTCCATGCTTTTCTAATACTAGTAAACATAGTATGTAGGCTTAATCCTACTTTCTCTTCAAGGTTTCCTCGAGCAACATGCCTGGCCCGGAAAAAAACATTTGCAGTATCTACCAAAATATATGTCATTAACTTATCTCCGAGCGGCCACCGCCAATTTGTTTAACATCGATGAATCCCATAGATCGTCGATCCATGCTCGCCCCAACTGCTGTACCGGATTCTCTACAAATCTCAGTAAACCATTGATCGATGACTTCTTCGTCAGTTTCACCATAATATCCTAACGCTTTTAATTCTACTACCTTATACTCGTTCCAGTCAAGTTCCCAAAAGCCAAAACGTGGATTTTCTGGAGTAGTATGAAATCCTACTACTTCAAAATATGGTTCTTTCTTTTCTGTAGCAATTTCTTTTGGAGTTAGTTTAGCTAATCTTTGCTGTTCTTTTCTATCATTTTCTGCTGCATTGGCTGCAATTTTAGCTGCTTCTGCCCTAGCAATCAATTCTTGAGCTTTTGTTTCTGCTTCGGCTGCAAGTCTAGTTGCTTCTAAGGTAGCAGCTTCTAGTTTATCGATACCTAACACTCGTTTAATAATTTTATTCATTAAGTTCCCCATTTTACTACTAAATTATATCCAGCTTCTTTAATTTTATTTTCATACATAAGAGTTTTTTCGTATAAATCTTTCATAGGTATTTTTATAATAGGGTGTATCATTTCTGGATCAAATGTTTCTGGGCAACCGTGCCAAAATCTTCCATGATAAAGATAAACAGTGTTTGAAACAGGATCATACCCATCTACCCTATATTTTACATCTTTTAGCCAGTATTGTCTTTCCGGTATCTTTAATTCATCTAACCAAAGTTTTTCTGATTTTGATATCGGTGTAATTTTGTGTATAGCATGAAATACTCCTTTTCTTAATGCCATTAATTCTTTAAAATCGTCAACTTTGCATGCCGGGCATGGTGTGCAATGTTGTTTTGACGAATATCCTGTAAATGTAATATCAGAATGAATATTGCATTTTATGTTATTAAATTTATTTCTGGTTCCCGATACCAATACAGCGTTTGTAAAATCTAATGCCGGTCGTTGTTCTTTATACCATTTAAGTCTTTCTTCTGATAATATCATAGTTGATTCCCACATTTTACCACTCTCATAGTATCCTTTGCGACAACAATATTTGAATTTTTTTATTTGCCATGGTAATGAGTAGTGTGTTCCGTGAGAACATCTATATTCAATTTTTGTATCGGTGTTTATATATTCACCGATTATTTCTATTCCTAAATTGATCGGAATTTCCTTTAAAAATTGTTCTTTGGTTTTTTTGTTTACTGGATTAGTCATGATAATGTACCCCAAGTATTTATAAAAATTTATATTATTTGTAAATAAATGGGGCATTATATCACGTCGACCATGCGTTACCAAAGAGTGGAACTTGGAGTCTATCACTGTATCTTAACCCATTTTGCATTGCAAGATCGGCAACACGGCGATTATTTAGCGAGTATACACTTTCTACTCCGCCTACAGGCATAAGGTAAACTGGTCCTTCGAAGCCAGTTTCTCGGTATACTTTTACAGTATCAATGGCTTCTTGTGCATCCTCTTCGGTTGCAACAACAAACTTAAGATAGGTAAATCCTACTTTTTCGTATTCACAAACAGTGCTAGGTTTAATTGCATCCTCTCTGGATTCACCACTACAACTTAATTTTGCACTAACACTAAATGTAATCTCTCGACCCACTTTGTTCCACATATTTAGATAATCAGCGAACTCTGGAGATAATTGCTGTGTACCATTTGTTTCAAAAGTAATTTCTGTTAAATCTTCCATTTTAGGATGTTCTAACAAATCTGGATAAGCACGTTGCCAACCCAAAAGTGGTTCACCACCGGTAATAACCAAATGCTCATCTCGCCATTCGCCATGTGGCAACAAGCTAACAATTTGTTCTGCAATGCTGTCTGTAGTCAGCATAGGACTAAGGTTTTTGAATCTTGTATCCCAGCTAGCATAACTGTCGCAGCCTGTACTAACCAATGGCAACTCGCCATAAGACTTATATTTACTAGGATCTATGTTAACAGCTTCTGTACTGCGTTCACCCTTAGGCATTCCAAAGCCCGAACATTGAAAATTGCATCCAAATGTACGTAAGAAGATAGAAGGTACTCCCATGTACCTTCCTTCTCCTTGAATGCTGTAAAATAATTCTGCTATTTTAATTTTGCTCATTTTTTATAATTTCCTTTACCCGGGATAGTGTTACGTACACCACCTACAGGATCATCAACATCACCTACTCTGCGAGGAATAAGGTGTATATGTGGCCACATGATAGTTTGACCTGCTGCTTCACCAGCATTTAATCCGATGTTAAATGCGGCGCATGTTTCTTGCGAAACCATAAACTTTCCATAACGAATAGCCTGATCAAATGCGAATCCTAATGCAACTAGTGTATTATATTTAGGTACGAAAAGCAAGTGTCCTTCGGTTACTGGATATTTGTCTCGGTATACTACAACGTAAAAATCTTCCTGTAATACATTGGTCCATGGAACATTTGCATCTTTAATAGAAAAAGGTCCGGCAAAAATATTATCATTCGAAGACCTAGGAAAAATATGATCATTCATTTTAACCACCAATTTTCCCAAGGAAACTCTACCCAAAGATCGTTGTTTGCTTTATTAATCTCAATACCTTGATAGTCCATTTTAACTTGGGAAATACTTGAAAGATTATCAACAAGAACTGCAAACTTCACGTTGCCGTTCCAAACATCATTCCATGCAGGATCATCTCTTAAACAGCTCAAAGGCCAGTCTTTTAATATCCAATTAAATGTAGCACCAGTATCATTGATATCGTCAACAATAAGAATATTTTTTCTACTTTCAGGATCACTAAA